GACCTGTGTAAATTTGTGCACCAGCTTCTGCTAAAACATTCTTTGCACGTAAGGGCTCCATGATGTCCCATACATCAGTTGCAACAACATCTTCACCTTCTACATTTACTGTAATTGTAGCTCTTTCTTCATAAGGTACTTGAATTTGACCATTAAACGCCATACCTGCATCTCTCATTTCTGCTTGTGCAAGAGAAACAACTTCGGCATTAACCGGGTCAAGTTTCTTACCATTTGCTATATCGTTGATAGCACGTAACAGTGAAAAATTATTCTTCATAATAATATTATTATCTTTTTTATTTTTATTTATCTTTGTTTTTGTGTTTTCTCCTTCAATTTCAGAAATTTGTAAAGCTCTTTCATCAGATGAACTATCTTTTTTATCTTCTTTATCTTCTTCAATATCTTTTTCATCTTGCTTTTCATCAACTTTTTCATCAGATTTTTCTTCAGATTTTTCTTCAGATTTTTCAGTTTCTTCTTGTTTTTCTTCAGATTTTTCTTCCTCTTTTACATCAGATTTTTCGTCTTTTTCGTCTTCTTTTACATCAGATTTTTCACGAATTTCTTCAACTTTTTCTTCAATTTCCTCACTTTCTGCAAGTAAATCTAACATTCTCTTTGAAACTGATGTCTCTAAATATGCAGGCTCAAAAACTGGACTTAAATCAAATAACCTTTCTATTTTTGTTATTTCTCTATGTAAAACCCTGTTTTCATCTCTAAAAGTATGCTCACCGGAACCATCTTCTGGTAAACAAAATGCAAATGATGAACCAAAAACATCTCCTCTTTTAATGTACTCTGCAACATCATGACCTAAATTAGTATCTGGTAGCTTCAGCTCATAATACAAACCATCATCACGATTTTCTATTTTTAAAGTACCTTTACCATATCTTGAACGACCTAACACTTTTTCTCTATCATGATTGAATAAACAAAAAATATTAGATTTTTTAATTAATTCATCTGTAACAGCTTCACGCTTTATTGTCTCATAAAAACCCATAAACTAACTTTCAGAATTATATCTAATAGCATAACCAGATATAATGTTTTCATCAATTATAGGACTTTCTTGAAAATATCTTACCTCTTTTTGTAACATATATTATCTAATCAATTTATTTATTTATCTGAAATAGTTTCATCTTTTATTTCAGAATCTTTATTTATTGTATTCTAATCAATATCTGTGAACGGAATTATTAAACTATCAGCACCAGATATTGGAGCTAAACCTAACATTTCTCTACCTTCATTCGGTGTTATAACACCTGTATGAACCAACGTATTTATATAATTAGCTTGACTTTGTTTATCAGCAACTAACAAATAACTCTCATCTAAATCAATCTACTCATTATTACATAGTTTTCTTGTCATTTCATCCTGAAATAACGTTACATAAGGCATTAATGTATGCGTAACAAATTCTAACTATGCTGCTTCCAATGTTGAATAACTGGAATGACTCAAATCCTATAATAATACAGGACTAATTCCAAAATATCTCGCTATATCCTGAATTGAAAATAACCTACTTTCAATCATCTAACTGTCTTTTGGATTCTAACTAACTGGAATGAACTCGCAGTTGTAATCACAGATCGCCAGTCCACTTCCACCTGGACCATGTGCCTCCTGCCAATTTTTTCTTATAATTGCTTTATCATCATCAAGAACCTATTCATTAAACTTTAAAATACCTGTAATTCCACACCCACTACCAAAATAATCTGTTGCAGAATTATTCTAATACTCTGATAATTTAAAAGCTTTATTAGCATAAGCAATTACACCAATTCCCTTAACACCATCACGACTATTTTTATAAAAATGTAAAACATCTGATTCTGTTAACTTATTCGGTACATTCTTTACACCAGTAACCTAATATATTACTTTATCATTTGGCTAATTATATAAAATTGAAACTGTAGATTTTGGTAAATATACTAATTCGATCGGCCTACCTGTTGTATCTCTCCTAATATAACAATATGAATTACCATATAACAACATGTCAACAACAAGCTATTTCATTAGAATAAACTTAGAAATACTGTTATTGTAAAATAAATCATAAATAAAATGTTTATCTTTTCTCTTACCTTTTACCTTAACATATAATGGTAATTCTGCAACAGAATTAGAAATCAACTCAGTTGCCGCATAAACAGCAGATAAACTCAACGGATTCTCTGAAAATTCATATTTACCATATAATAAACTACCAGCTGCAAATGGATTATATGAACGTTTCTCTAATGTCTCCTACTTTTTTCCAAATAAATCTGTAAATACACTCATGTGTTTCTTCTCTAAATTTTAATATTTATCTTAAATCGCTTCAAAAAAGTGTTTAAAAGTTCTTTGTTCCATCATAACACCTAAAGATTCTAACATACTAATTACAGGATCTATCTTTGCATTCTTTGATGATTTCTTTGGTTTTTGATTTTCATTATTATCAACCATCAATTCTACATTCTAAAATGCCCAACGAACTAACACATTCTCGTCAAGAACTATCTTATTTGACAACATTAAACGCTCAAACTCTTTTGTTGGACGATTAAACGAACCTAAACTTTGACTATATGGTAACATTGGTAAACGTTTTTGCGTAGCATTTATAACAAACTAAGTGCTATTCCAACTATCGTATGCTATTTTTAATATCCTTATTTGTCCATTTACTTCAATAATCTTATTCAAAATATAATCATAATCTACACAATTTCCTGGTGTAACTATCAAATCACCTGCTGCTATCGCTTTTTTATATAATTCTCTATTTGGACTAATCTCAATAGTATCTTCAGGCAAAAAACACCATGTCTTAAAATATATCTTTTCATTAAACAAATAACAAATTGAAAAGCTCGTTATATCACTGACGGAACTTAAATCAATTCCGCCAACTGCAAATATAGTTTTATCACTAATAAGATTTAACGATAATAAATTTAATGACTACATAGAATTTATTATGTAATTGTCTGCTATCCATGTATCTGAACTCTAAACCCATTTATTCATATTCTTAGTTAAAAAATCTACAAGCAATGAGGGCTGGGTTTTTGTTTGTTGTAATCTGTCACGGTAATAATTTTTTGTCACTGTTACATCTAAATTAGGACTTGATTTATACCAATTATTTTCATCTGTATAATCATCACCTTCATCTAAACAATAAATCAATACAAAAAGACTGTCATTCTCAACACGACCTTCTAACATCTCTATAGCATTCTTCCTTATTTCCTAAAAATACGGTCCTGATAGATTATAACCTGCGGTTGTACAAATAAAAGATAATGGATTTGTTCTCATACCTTGTGAACTTGCCAATACATCATATAGCTTTGTATCTGTTGCAGCATGCTGTTCATCACAAAAAAAACAATAGCTATTATAACCATCCAAATTTTTAACATCTGAACTCAATACCTGGAAAAAAGAATTAGTTTTAGGATATTTTATTTTCTTAATATTAGGAATCAAATGCTTTTGTTTAGGATCCATACCATTTGCAATATTAACGGCCATAGAATATAATATATTTGCCTACTCTCTTGAATTTGCAACACAATCTACTTCTGAACCTGATTCACCATCACCTATTAACATGTAAAGGCCTATTGAGGCCGCGAGAAATGATTTTCCCTATTTTCGACCACAATCTAATATAGCATGTTTACACATTCTCTCTTCCGTTCCACGAATGTAAAAACCAAATATACTATAAATTAAAAACTTCTACCATTCTTCTAATATAAATCTTTTACCTGCAAATTTTCCTGTAAAATGCTTCAATTTCTAAATAAAATTAACAACTTTATCTGCTTTATCTGGTCTGAACTCATATTTAGGATTATTGAAAAAAGACAAATAACGTTTACAGGCAAGCTAAACATAATGACATGCTATAAGCTTACCTGATAAAACATCATTTGCATATTTTTTATATTCTTCAAAATTATTGCTCATTTTTTCATCATTATTTTCTCTTCTTTTTATTTTCAAATTCTTTATCTCTTTCTTCTACATATTTCTTAACATATTCTGCATATTCCTTTGCTTTATCTTTAGAGCATCCACACATTTCAAGAAGACCTTCATCAGTTAAACAACGTTCATCTTCCCAATCAATTGCAGGAACATATTTATAAACTCGATTAATACTCATACTTTGATCTAATTGAGTTTTATATAGAATAAATCTAAGTAAAGAATTTTGTAAAGCTATTTTACAATTTTCTGCGGCTTTATTAGATTTATGCAATATTACCGCATAACCAGTAGATTTAAATTTATCAATAAAATATTTTTCAAATTCATTATATGTGTTATAAACTTGTCCAGATTGTGAAGAAAAATATTTACCATTCATCCCACCATTTGCTCTACTACAAATAATACCACTACTATATAAATTTGCAAGATTTT